AATCATCTGCAACAGTTTCTATTTCACTAACTGCTTCAGCTAAATCATTAGCTACAGCAATTACTTTTGTAATATCTGCGGCAACTGTATTTACTGAACCTATGTTAGTAGCAACTAAACCTATATCTGTAGCATCATTTGCAACTGAAGTTACATCTGCTGAAATACCTGCAACCGTTGTAACGTCTGCACTTATGCCTGATACTGTTGTGATGTTTGGTAAGTTTGTAGATATGAATTGTTTGTTGACACCATCAGTATTGTCTACTGGGTCTGCTACATTTGTTAATCTTTTATTTTGTGTGTCCCATTGAAAATTTGTATTATCAATTTTAATTACGTCACCTGCGTCATCAATAGCTTCTTGTGACATAAAGAATGCCTGTTCACTATCTGTATCTAAATCATTTTCAGTAAGAACTGAACCAGACGCATAGTCTGTAAGCCTTGTAGTTTGTGATGTTGTTCTTCTAATCTCAATAGCTACACCTGAAGCAGGTGCAGTATTAAATGTAAGGGTAGTTCCTGCGGCATTCAGTGAATAAGCTGTTGTAGCTGACCCTGCAAGAGTGATTGTTAAGTCACCTGTAGTTCTATAACTAAAGGGTATTGAATAAGATGTTGTACTGTTATCGCCTGTATAACGTACAAAACTATTTGCCATGTGTCATTTTCCTTAATATTTGATTTAGTTTTACTAAAAGAGCAGGTTTAGTCTCTATTGAGCTAACGTCTCTAGGGTTTCTCTGTGTTTCTTCATTGAACGATACTTATTTTGAAGTAAGGCTTTTCTTCTTTCTTCAAATTCAGGGAACTCACGCATCATCAATCTTTTAGCATTTCTGTCTATTCTTTGAATAAAGCCTATAATTACTTGGGCTTGTTCATCTTTGCCATTTATAGTTCCATCAGGATACATATAAATAAAACTTTTCTTATCTAAAATCATCTTTTCAACATATTCCGCTAACGTATATTTTTTACCTGTATAAGTAGAGCTTGTTATAATAGCACCGTTTGAAGTTACTCTTGTGTCATCTTTTATCTCTAACATTCTATCGTATGCTGTTTGATTTTTAGAATTTCTAATATCTTTTAATCTCATTCCCATGCTATCTCCTTTTACTTTTAAAGTAGCTTGAGGGTGATTATACTTAAATTCTCTTTCTCTAATAAATTTAGCTGTCTCTGTGTTCTTAAAATTAGTCATAGCAAACGGAGAAGACCATAGTCCACTCTCACCACCTAATCCAAATAACCAACCGTTTTTTCTATCAATCTTTTCTCCAAACATATTACGTCTAGGCATAACCGAAGTCTTACTATCCAAAGGGTTTAAAGTTTGTAACCTATCATTTAAAGTGTACAGTTCTCTTTCCCACTCATCATTAACTCTATCTATATATCTTAAACCTCCTGATAAAGGGAAAGCCTTATAAACAAATTGTGATAACACTTGCGACCCCATTTTATCCAACCTTCTTGAGTGCATGGCTTCATCAGAACTAAAGAAGTTAGCTAACTCAATAATGTTCTTTGTATAAAATTTAGAAGTTAAGTTTCTTGTCATTGTTGCTACAACACCCATGACTAATTCTGTAGTATCTTGTTGTACAGCAGGGTCTATATCATCTGTATATTTTAAATGTTTATTCATTAACTCCACTAAATCTGCCGCAATAAAGAATGGCATCATAAGTGGGTCTAATCTATTTAAAGAGATGTATCTGCCATCATCAGTTTTATATGAGTATGGTTGTTCACCTGTGTTTTGTTCTTTGTCTCTTTGTTTTTTATAACTTCTATCGCCACCACCTGTAATTTTACCAGACATAGCAAAACCAATAGCAGTTCCCCATAAAGCCCAACCCATTTGTATTCTTGCAGTAGCTTCAGCCGCCGCCTCTGGGTTTAAATATTCTTTTTTTCTAAACGGATTTAATCCTCTAGCAATTTCACTTCTTAATTTTCCGTTTGGTAATCTTTTTTCAGCTAACATGTGTGCCATTTGAAATTGAAATCTACCAAGAAAAGGTAAATGCTGTGCTGACCATCTTAATAAGTTTGACGGTGTGTTCACAAAGTGAAGACCTAAAACTCTTAATGCTTTATGTTTTGTAGCTATTCTTAATATTGAACCAGTAAGTTTGTCTTCTAATTCTCCTGTGTTTGGATTTATTTGACCTACGTTACCTGTGTAAGAACCTTCTTGTGCGTCATATAAAGGTGAATCTAATCTAGCATCAACTGTTTTATCAATTTCTACAGCAGAACCATTTTCATTGATATACTCAGCTTCTATTTGTTTTGCTCTTTCTTTATATTTATCTGCGTAAGTAATGTCCGTAAAATTCTTTTTATTTATTTGTATTTTGGTATCACTCATTACACTAAACTCAGGATTTTCTTTTAATATTCTTGAGTTAATTAAAGATGTCATTCTTGCTTTAAACATCATAGATTTAAGAAATTCATCTCCTGCTGATAAAACTCTCATGGGTGCAGAGATAACTCTTCCTGTACCTCTAAATCCACCTGTAATAATTTTACCTAATGTACTACCGTCAGCACCTACAGTTTTAGAAACAGCATCACCCCAAGCATCAAACAAATCTTGAAGTTGTCCTTGCCTCATTGTGCTGTCGTGTTTCATTTGTCTACTATCAAGAATAGCTCTACCTTCTCTAAAAGATTTAGAGGCTCTTTTTAAAGCATGACCTAAAAATACATATTGATATAAATAAGTTTGAAGTGCCTCTCTCATAATAACTTTTGCTCTATCTGCATCTCTGAAATACATGTTAGCACCTCTTAATAATCTAGTTGCAGGTTTCCACTGTGTTTGTACTAGACCTGACACAATGTTAAGTATGTGTGTATCTGGTGAAGATAAAAGGTTATTGTTTACAAATTCTGTTGCTAAGTCCCATTTGTCTACTTCTCTTGAATTTTGCAATGCTCTAATAATTTGGTCTCTGTCAGCAAGTTTTCCTACAGCTTGTATAAATTCCCATTGTTGTTCAGCAGTACCTTTTGATAAATCTAACATCTTAGGGTCTTCAGGAGTAGCCATTAATTTAGTAACTCTTGTGCCGTCAGCATCAATGTTTCTAGCACTTAAAGCTCTTGCTACGTTAGTACCCATAATACTATCTACATCTAATAGTTTTTCAGTTATTTTTCTTTCTTCTTGAAATTTAAGTATCAACTCCATCTTTTCTTCAGGTGTGTAGTTATATTTAGTATTCACACTCTCTGAACCGATTGCACCCATTATGTCGTGTCTAGTTTTAATTGCATCTTTTTGTGAACCCATTGTTACATAAAGTTTAACAAACTCATCACTGTATGCGGCGTTGTTAGCTCGTTCTTCTAATTTTTTAGGGTCAGCACCAAGTTCTTTCATCTCGGTTTTCATTTGTTCAAATGTAATTTTACCTTTGTTTAATCTTTCTGTAGTTTCTAAAATATTGTATTTAATTAAACCTTCATAAGAAATTTCTTTACCTGTGCTAGGGTTTTTAAATTTAGTTGCGTTGTTAGATAATAAAGGTGGTTTATCTACATTAGTAATTTCACCTTCATTTAATCTATTAATATATTCTTTTGTGGATTTGGGTGCAGGTTTGTTTTTTAGGGAGGGAGTGTTGTTGTCAGGCATTAACTTGTCAAATAATTTTGCACCTGACATGTTACTTCGACCTTTGTCTTCTATTTCTTGTAAAACTTGTACACTTTTTCTTCTTAATGAATTGTTTGTTAATTTAAAAGCACCTGCCGCAAACGCAGAACCAAAAGCTGTACCAAAGCCAAACCCTGCGGCTGTTGATATTGCTCCTCTACCTACGCTGTACTCATCTTGAATACCTGCTTTTATATTTGTAGTTTGTAATAAAGCATCTTGACCACCTGCTATAACAGCATTGATACCTCCTTCAGTTAAACCGCCTTTAATTATGGCATTACCCATTGCCGCTTTTTGTGCTTGTTTTGAAGTTTCTTTTAATGCTTGTTCGTTAAGTTCACCTGCTATTTTATTTTTTAGCGTTACTCTTAATGCTTGTTTATAAGCTGTTTTAGCCGCTTGACCGCCGACACCTACTCCTATTAAGTTTACAGGGTCAGCTATCATAGCTCCACCATTATCAACTAACCATGCACCAAAATTTCTATTTGGGTCATTCCAAAATGAAGGTAAGTTTTCATACGTTTGTGATATGTATGCAAATTCTTTTAATCTTTTATCATCATCTTCACCCATGACATTAGACATATCCATACCCATAGACACAGTGTTGTTTGTTCTCCAAGACCTGTCAGTATAGAAATAATCTAATAAATCTGCATGAGACATTTTATTAAATTTTTTATCGTTTTCTCTATAAGAGTAATAACTTTTTAATGTGTTGTAAAATCCTTCAGTCTGTATTTCTTCTAAAGCACCTTCATCTGTAGTAGCTATTTTAGGTACAGTGTAATTTGCATTAAAAATAGGTTCTTCTATAGTTTTCTTGTTTAATGTTTTAAATTCCATTATCTATTTCCACTTCTTATTCTTGGAGTTTCTTTTGGTCTATTAATTATATTTTCTATAGCTTGTTCAATAGTTTCAACAGGAACATTTAATTTTTCAGATATAGAAGCTATCATTTCATCTCCTTGCTCTTGTGGAATAAGTTGAAAAAATTCCAGATTAAATTTATTGTCAGGAATTATTGATGTAAGGGCTTGTTCAACTAAAGGCATTACTTTGCTTTCAGTAAGACTTTGATTAAGAGATTCCATAAAAGATGCTTGACCTTGACTTCTTTGAGAACCTTCTTTTAAAGTTGTTGTACTATCAGTTGGCTCATACTCAGGTATCTCTATGTCAATATTTGGAATTGCCTCTACAATAGCGTTAAATGTTTCATAGAAACCAGAAGCTCGTTTTGTTTCTTCCTTTGCGTCCTCTATTAGTTTGTCATCAGCAGTCTTGTCAATTTTATCTTTCTTAGCTTTTTCTTCAGCCTTAATTCTATCAACTTCCTGTTCATCAAAAGTTTTCATGTTTATTACACCTTGAGCATCTTTATATTGACGTTCTACGTCATCAAGTTTTCTTTTCATAAACGCTGTTCTCTCTTCATTAGTAGGTTTTAATCTTTTTTTTCCATTAGCTTTAGCGTCTTCATAATAATCTTTTTCAAAATCATATATCTCAACAATAAGATGTGCATTAACGCTATCTGTTGCAACTTTTACTAAATCTCCATCAGGGTTTGCGGCTATATATGGTGCTAACATTTGTCCTAATTTATTGTTAACAGCTTCTGTTCCCATGACGTAAGATGTATTAACTAGATGAAGTCTTTTGTTATCATCTAATATTGAATTATCGTAAGCCTCATACAATTTAGGTTGATTTGCAGGAGCTATGTTATTATCATTTATTAATTTTGCTATATCAGTTCTATCTTGAACTTGGTCGTCACGTATCATAACTATTAAATTATTGAATACTTCAGGGTCGTTATCGTAGTATGGGTTAGCCTTCATTGTATTTACAAACAGTGTTAAAAGTTGCATATCTCCTTCTCTTCTGACAGCGTCTTTCAAATCTTGTTTTTCTATTTCATTTAATGGTCTAGTAGTTACATTTCCATTTTCATCTATTTCTTCAACTTTATTCACAAGCATTTTAGTAGTAAGTGCTTTTATTCGGTCAGCAGTTTCACGTGCTTCTACTTGTCTATCATTAGTAATTAAATTTCTTCTTTTAATTTCTAAATTTTTTACAAGCGTAGCAATTTCTTTTGATTTTCTTGAGGCTAAAGTACCAATAGCTGAACCACTTTTAGAATAACCTAAATTTGTATTTAAAAGAATATCAACTCTATCTAAGTCATCTTCTGTTTTTGCAGTGTCAATTAAATTTGATACACTGTTTTTCATTACCGCTAATGTTTCTTCGTTTGTGTACAATAAAGATGAACCTGTGCCATCTCTCAAGGGTAAAGGTATTTGTAAACTTTTAAGAAAATTAGGTATTTCTGTTTTTAATTTTGAAGTTTCAATTCCATCTAAAAGAGTGATACCTTCTTCATTTTTAACTTTTAGAGCTTCACCTGCTCTAGCTTCAGCATCTTGTGTAGCGGCATCTGCTCTAAATTTATTAAAATTGGAAGTAAACCCTAATAAAGTTGCACTATCCATTGACCTTGTATCAGGTAAGAACTTGTTAATAAACATATCTAAATTAGTGCTTTTATTTGTAATATCGTATTCACCGTTGTTTTGAGCCGCTACAATAGTATTTTTTACTTCTTCGGCTTTAACTCTACCTGCATGATAATTTGTAGTAGCATCAATGTATTTACCAGTTAACTCTTTGTGTTTACCTGAAATAATCTCTGCTTGTATGGTTTCAAAAGATTTACCTGTTGCATACATCTCGTCTATCTTAGCAATAGCTTTATCTTTTTTCCTATCAATTCTTAATTCCTCTGCTTTACCAATTTTGTAACCTGCGTTAGTTAAAGATTTAGCTAAACCATCTACACTACTGCCTGATGATACATACCCTGCACTACCTGCACCATAGTATTTATTTGTTCCTTGTCTTTTATATTCAGCCATTACTATCCTTTATTGTTTTTTTGCCGCTTTATCTTTTTCATTTTGTTGGTAACCTTCACTAGCACTTGTAGCGATACCAATAATTAATCCTGCTCTTGATGGGTCTGTAGGTGGTTTTAAACTATTATAAGTTTTTACTTGGTTAGCGTATGCTTCCGTTTTCTGATTAGCGAATAATTGCATGTCTTTATCGTAACCACTTGTAATTTCATTCCAATCTTCATCATATAACGCACCAATAGATTGAACTATTTTTGTATTGTTTGCGTTACCTAAATTCATTTTTTGTGCAATCTCACCATCTCTTGTTGCTTTAGTTATAGCTTCAGCCTTTGCTTTCTCCATGTCAGCATTAACTTTCTCTTGGTCAATTTTGTTAAGGTCATGTAAATATCCTCTATCGGCATTTCGTCTTGTTGCATCTTGGTCTCTTCTAATAGCTTTGTTGTCAGCTTTCTTTTGTCGATAAGCCTGATACTGTCCTACTATTGCTAGACCTGCTTGTGCGTAAGCATTACACATTATTTATTTACCTCTTTCATCATTAATATAAATGGTATTTTTCCAACACCAAAATCTCCTATTTTTCTTTTTGGTTCAAATCCTAAGAACTGTAACCATTTTAAACTTTTCCAATTTCTTTCATCTACAAAATTGTAGACATGTTCATAATCTTTACTCATGTCATGTACCCATTTAGGACACTCTTTAATAAATTGTTTAATATGTTTAAATAAATCTTCACTAGATAATAACCAAACTATTCCATACCCTTTTTCTTTAACAGGACTAGACCCAAACATACCAATCACACCTTCTGACTTTGTGCCTAAAATAGAATAAATCTTTGCACCTTTTTGTGTAAAAGGAAGAACTAAACTTTCTAACGGTGTTGAACCATCTGAAGCCATAATTTCTTTTCTATCTCCTATTCTCATTTTAGGAGCTAACTCTAAAGCATCTTTTAATTCTGCTTTTCTTACGTAATTTTCTTTCATTAAATTCTTCTTGCTCTGTTGTGATAATAGCCTTCAACTTCTGCACCTGAAATATACATAGGTAAATGTGATGAAGATTTTATATCTAAAGTAAATTCTGAATTTTGTGATTGAACTGGTACTCTTAAAGTTCCTGTTGCAATAGCAGGTTGTCCAATGATACTTGTTGCAGTACCGATAATATAACCATTCATAATACTTGTAGATTTATCTCTGTTTGTAGGAGTAACTTCCACTTGGAAGAACCCACTGTTTTCAAAATTAAAAGATATATTTCTTATTTGGTATCTACCTGAAGTAACAGCTACTAATCCTCTTCCAGTATTCTCTCTGACATACTGAGGAGATAGTGTGTATTTACTTTCATAAGGCACACCAATGTATAACGCTGTGTGGTCTCCAACGATTGTATACGTAGACCCTGACGTGTTTGTTGCTGTGTAGTTATTACCGTTAACCCTATCTACAGCTATTAAACCAGTTTTAGCACCATAAGGTGACGTGAATGTTGTTAAGCCAGTACCACTTGCGTATGTACCTGTCACTGATGCTTTAAGGTCAATATAAACACCATGTCCTATAGTGGCATCTTTTAAATTTCTTAAATCTATTTTAACTAATTTTGTAGTAGTCCCTTCAGAAATTACTACATAGATAAAACTTTCTAAAGACATAGCACCTATAATTTTAGCACCTGTAAATGTCCATTTAGACCAAGCGTTTTGTACTTTCTCGCCACCATCAAAGAAATACTTATAGATGTACATAGTGTCCGCATCTGTTGAAGACGCAGTGCCACTAAAAGGTGCTGTTTGACTATCACCTGTAGCTGAAGTTAAAAATATTAATGTATCTTCTGTTGTATTAGATACAATTTGATAACAATTACTTGGTATTAAGTTTCCTACTGAAACAGTAATATCCATACCATCATTTGTTAATGTATCATCATCAGCAAAGTATTCTCTTATTGCTGTACCTGAAGTTCTTGCTTGTGCAAAATATGCAAACTTACCTGCTGATACTGGAGTAACTTTATCATCATGTTCAAATGAAGATACTTCATTAAGTATAGCTGTAGTCGGTGAAATACTTTCCCCAGAACTATCTAATTTATATTGTGCTGTATCAGAAAATAATAATAAACTTTCATTAAATCCTACAGAGTTTTTAAGTGTGTTAACTTGTGTACCACTAGCCGCTATATCAATGGGGTCAGTGTCTAAAACTTGTGTAGAAGTTGTTGCAAAGTAATTAAAGAAAGAAGCATTTTCTGTTAATACTAAATTCTCTCCTGATAAAATACCTAATCTATTTTTGTAATAGGTTAAGTTATTAATTTTTCTACCAATAAATGTAGGGTTAGGGTTACTATCTGCATCACCACACACCCTGTCAGTCCATGTTAATTCTTGAAATGTAAATGTTCCATCATTATTGTTAATCAATGCGTGAGGCATTGTAGAATTTGTAACTCCTAATGATGTTGCAGGTGCTAGTGTTTCATTCCATACACCTGATTTACCTGAAAATTTTACATAGTAATCTGATAGTTCATCACCTTCTTCACCAGTTACTTTCATAATTACACCTGTCTTTGCGTAGAAAGGTAATTTACTAAAATCTTGTATCTCATCTCTGATTGCATACATGGCTGTATTACCAGAACCATCTGAAGTAGTTATAGTATAAGCCGCATTACCATCAGTAGGTTTTCCATAAATTACACTGTCAAATTCTTCAAACGTAAAATGAGAAGTAAAACCAGAATAATTAGATAACCCTTGTGTTGTAGATACTGAAGCTCCTGTGTCAGTTCTTCTAACATTGAAACCAATACCATTTGCACTACTATCCCAGTGTGTACTTGAAGTTCCTTTTAAAAGTATGTCTGTAATTTTGTTAGTGTCTCTAAATTTTGCATCTGTAGCCGCATCATTACCAGTAGGTAATTGAAATATAACTTCTAGCTCTTGTGCCATTGATGGGTGTTTCAATGCTACTTTATATTCTCTACCGTAGTTTGTTAATTTACAAACAATTAAAAACTCTTCTACTTTAGCCGCAGACGTAGTGCTGTCTGCTGTAACTGTAGTGTTAGTATTAGCAATGAAAGTATAATCTGCAACATTAACTAATTTAAAATTCTCTCTTGGATTAGTTGAAGTTAAATAACTTGAACCACTTGCAATAGTAACTGTCTTTTCATTACCTGCTAAATCAAATACTTTAACACCGCCATTGTATAAAGCTACAATGTACTGATTAGAAGCGTCTCTTTGTATTGACCAAAATTTTGTTTTATTAGAATAGATATTAGAACTATCTAATGTTGCTATATAATCTAAAGGAGGTCTTTTAGCTAAACCATCAACTAAACCGTTTTGTAGATTTATTTGGTCTTCGCCCTGATTAATACCTCTTTGAGTAGGTGTCTGTTGAGACATACCGTTCAAAAAGTTAGGGATTGATTGCGATACTACGCTTCCCATTAGTAAGTCCTACGAGGTGTTCTATTGATTATAGAAAATGTATTCTGGTCTCCATTAAGCATGTTTGCGTCAGCCTCTTGGCTATCAGCTTGATGAAATGCCATTAGAGCTTCATTTTCATCTTGACCAATTAATTGTGTAATTTCTTTATCACCTATAAATCTTGAAGCAAATCTTCTTGCCGCTTTCATTGTAATATATTGTCTAGCGTATTCAGGACAATGTGCCAGTTGTTGTACTAGAACCAAATCAACACTTGAAGGTGCTGAAGTAAAGATGTCTGTGTGATTATCCATATCATATAAATAGCCGTTTCTAATTGTGTAGTTTAAATATCTGTAAGAGGGGTTTGCATCTGCTTTAACGCAGTTTGAAGGAAGGGGTACTTTACCGTCACTGTCGATTGATAAAGATTTGTAATTTGTGTGTGTGTTGAAATTCCACCCTTGAGATTGAATGGACATTGAAGTTTCGTTAAGAATATTTATAGCTGTTGATACATCTACTGTAGTAGTTCCTGTAATTGAGTTAACAGGTGCTTCTCCAATCGTACTCAACATGATGTTGACCGACTGCAATTCTGTAGTAGGTGTAATTTGTGTTGCCATATATCCTTTAAGTTAAATTTTGTGTGAGTACACAGGGCGGATTGTCTGTGTTAATCTCCGCCCTGTATAAATTAAGAAGTATTATGCTTCTTTAATTCCGACTGCCGCTTCTGGTCTTAGGACGCCATGCCCCATGCTGTATTTAGCAACCATTAACGTACCTTGTCTTCTGATGTCGTACTCTTTTTCAACAGCTAAATCCATTAGCTTAACAGTTCCGACTGCTGAAGGGTGAGATACAAGAGCAACAAAGTTAGTTAGGTTAACTGCTTGAGGAGTTGAACCTGCGTTTGTTGCTGAACCTGCGTCTGCACCTGAAGTAACATTAGAAGCTACAAAATGAGGAACTGGTACTAATTCAATTCCTGCAATTTTTGCAACTTTTCCTGATGCAACACCACCATTAGCTCCACCACTGAAGTCAACATTGACTGCATTAGTAGCGTTTGCTAATTTGTAGTATTCTTCCAATCTCATAAAGCATTTTCTGCCTTCTGATGGAACATAGTTTGCATCAAGCTCTTTAGCCGCCGCAAAGATAGCATCTATCATTGCATTAGCCGCAGTAGCATCTGTTGAAGATGCAATGCCTGTGTTGACTACATTAGTTGTAGCGTCTCCACCAGTTACGTTTGCACTGGCTAGAGTTGCTTGACCGATTGTTTGTAAGATGTGTTTATCTTTTTGAAAAGATAATGCTCTACCCATTTCAGTAGAGTACGCACTTCTTACGTCCCAATGGTTTTTTGCTTCTTCGATATTCGATACGAATACTGAAGATATTAGAAGGTCATTAATTGTAATAACCTTTTCTGCTGAGTTAACTGCGTCACCTAATATTTCAGCTCCAACTGCGTGATACGCCGCACCTATTCTTCCCATTACTGGAAAAGATGCAGATTTGCCGTTACTGATACTTCTTACCATATCAGCACCTTGTGTTTTTGAAGCTCTGTCAAATGAAGTAATTACTTCACCTGCGAATACTTTTAAAAACAGGGCATCATCACGAGTAGAACCACTATTAGCATTTCCGAATTTAACTGGACTTGCGTTTGACATGTGATTGTCTCCTTTATTGATGTTAGTTTATAAAAGCCTCTTCAATAAGTTATTTAGTCAAGATTGTCCCTCGCAAGGGGTCAAGTTATTTGGCTAATTAAAGTTGGCAGTTGCCACGCATAAGCGTTGCACAACTATTTTTTATATCGTCTTTTTCTTTTTAGGAAATCCTGCTTTCATATTTTTATATGCTTTAGCGGATACCGTACTTTTACTTTTTGGTCTTGATGTGCCAGATTTTTTTCTGGCGTTCATATTTCTATAAAGGCTCATATTATAACTCCGATTTACTTAGTTTTTCTTGAACCATGTTTTGATAAGCAGGGTCTTTTTGATACCTGTCATCACCCATAGCGGCTGTAACTTCAGCCCAAGATTTATAACCACCTTGACCTGTAATTGTAGCTTTACCTTCTACAAGACTTGGCTCATTGCCGTTAGCATTTTCAAACTTGGCTTTTAAACCCACAACGGCTAACTTTGCAGTTTCTATATCTTTAGAATTAACTGCTGTATTGTAAGCTGTCTTCTCTTGTTCAGACATGTTTTCTGCCGCCCATTCAGACATTTCTGTGTAAGCATCTGCTCCACCTACTATGTCTTTAATAGATGTTGTCTGTTGGTCTGCAACTGCTTTTTGACCTTCGATAAACTGGTTTACATATTCTTTAGGTATACCTGCTTTTTCTAAAGCCTCGTATGACTTAGCATCTAACTCACCTTTTTCAGCATATTCAGAAGACAGGTTGTCCATGTTAAGCCCTGCACTCTCAACTGCTTTTTCAGCAATATCTAAATCACTCTTTGTTTCTTCTTTGGGAGCATCTTCTTTAGGTGCTTCCGTATTGTCACCAAGTTTCTTTTCTAATTCCTGATATGACTTTGCTAAATCTTCAACGCTGTTGAATTTTTCAGGTAAGCCTTCAGGTTTACTTTGTGTAACATTTTCTTCTACAGGTTTTTCACTTGTAGTTTCTGTTTGTTTTATCTCTACTGTTTCTACCATTGTTTCCTTTTATTATTGCGGCTTAGTAAGATTACCTGCAACTTGAGGAATAGCTTTTTCAGCCATCTGCATCATTTGTTGTTGCTGTGCTTGTTCTTCTTGTGCCGCTTGTTCTTCCGCTAGTTGTTCTTGAGATTTTAATAAACCGTCAGTATCAATACCAAGACCGATAGCTATACGTTTAATTAAATCATCTGGGTTTAGTGCCTGAACAACTTGTGGATTTATTTGTGCTAAGTTTCCTATCTCTGCAACAAATTCTCTTAATTTTTGTAAATCATTTCCTCTACCTAATGCCTCAATACCAGTAATAATAGTTGGCTGAACTGTGCCTTTAGGTAATGTTGGAATTTCTTTAGCTGTTTCCATTCTTTTCATTAATATTGAAACTAATGGTAGCTGAAACTCTTGTGATAATAGTGAATATATACCACCCATAGCAGTCTCTAATTGTTCTGCCATGTATCTAATTTCTTGTGCAGTAACTCTTTCTGCATCTCTTTGTATTGCTGTGTGTAATAAGAAAGCATAAGACATTCTCTCTTCTAATTTAGCAATACTTCTTTCAACTACTTGTAAATCATATTGTTTCTGTGCCTGTAATACGGTTACATCTTCTGCACTTCCAGTAATAATGTCACCATTTCTAGTCATAGCTAAATCTTTTTTTCTAGTAACAGAGTTAGGTCTAACCATGAATACTACTTTAGATGAAGCCGCCGCACTTTCTACAAGTGCTTGAGACAGACCTTCTAATGATTTTAAATCCCCTAAAAATTCTTCTACATAACTTCTTCCATAATCTTCATTGTCAACTCTTACCATTCTCAATGCTTGATAAGGCATTCTTTCATTTTTAAATGTACCGATACTTTCAGGTATTTTAATTCCGTTTACTTCTTGGCAAACGTAAAACTCATTGTCATTTAATTTATAAACATGAGTGTATAATTCTATTTCTTCATCTGATTTATAATCAGGGTCAGCAATTACTTGTGCTGACACATCTTTACCCAAAGATAAAATACTTGCTTTCTCACAAATAATTATCTCTAAAATATTTCCTGACGCATCTCTTCTAACTACGTACTGTGATAAAGGAAATACTCTCATGCTTCCTTTTTTAGGTAGGTAAGTTAATACATTACCACCAACAATAAGATGTTTTAATGCTTCATAAACTGAAACTCTTAAT